AGGCTTAATGTTTCCCGCCGGATCAGTGCGAATGAAGATGTTGTCCATCATCCAGCGCAAGACCGGATGCCCGCCATGGGCTATTTTCTCCTCCAAGGTCAGCTTCATCAGCTCCTTGGTTGGTGGGGACATATCCTTAAAGCCCTGCCCGAAGGGGACGACCGTAAAGCCGAGACCTTCAAGGTTCTGCACCATCTGTACCGCACCCCAGCGGTCAAAGGCGATCTCGCGGATATTGTAGCGCTTGCCTAGCTCCTCAATAAATCGCTCGATGAAGCCGTAATGAACCACATTACCGACGGTGGTCAAGACATGCCCCTCTTTCTCCCATAGGTCGTACTGCACGTGATCGCGCCGCACGCGGAGACTGATGTTGTTTTCCGGCATCCAGAAGAACGGCAAGACCGCGTACTTGTCCGTTTCGCCCACCGGTGGGAACACCAGCACGAAGGCGGTAATGTCCGTGGTGGAGGAGAGGTCAAGCCCGCCGTAGCAGACCCGCCCCTCAAGGCTTGCCGTATCTATTGGGAAGGCGCAGGCATCCCATTTGGCCATAGGCATCCAGCGGATGGATTGCTTGACGGGCTGGTTGAGATGGAACTGTCTGAAATGGTTCTCCTCCGCCGGATTTTGTTTCGCCGATTCACACATCGAACGAAGGTATTCCTCTTTGACAGTGATCCCGAGCGACGGATTGGACATTTTCCACACTTTGGGGTCTGTCCAGTCAGCGTCCTCCGGTGTGCTGAACACGACGGGATAGAAGGTCGGATCGGTCTTACGCCCTTGGAGAATATCCAGAGCCTTGGCATACACCTCATAACAGATTGAGTTTGTAGCGGAACTGACGGTCGTAATGACGAAATTCAGTGGTTGCCTCCTGGCCGCGCCCGCGCCCTTGGTCATTACGTCGTAGAGTTCGCGGTCTTTTTGCCCGAGCAGTTCATCGAATACCGTCGCGTGTATGTTCAGTCCGAACTTGGTCGACACCTCGCTAGACAAGGCTTGGTAGTAACTGCGCGTCGGATGATAGATGATGCGCTTCGTGGAATCCAGCAGCTTCACGCGCCGCTGCAGTGCCAGAGGTGCCAGTCGACACATGTCCCGAGCCACATCAAAGACGATGGCACTTTGTTTGCGGTCGTTGGCGCAACCATAGACCTCGGCAGCTTCTTCGCCGTCCGCGCAGAGCATATACAGCGCGACAGTGGCCGCGAGTTCGCTCTTGCCGTTCTTCTTGCTGCAGGTTATGAAAGCGGTCGTAAACTGGCGGTTCCCGTCCGGCTTAATGACGCCGAAGATGTCCCGGATAATCTGCTCCTGCCATGGTAGCGGCCTAAACCGTTTGCCTGACCACTCACCCTTGGTGTGACAAAGCAGTTTGATGAACTCCACCGCATGGTCGGCGCGCTCTTTGTCATACCGCGACGTCGGCAACATAAAGCGAGTGGGGACAAACTTTTTAGCCATACGCGCTTACCTCACCCGGAAAATTCAGCACAGCAAACTCGCCAAAATATACCAAGGCCGCCCTGTCGCGAACGCGGGCGGCTTCTTCGGGTGCGTTATATTGTCCAAGGTTGATGGACTTGCCACCGCACTCAATTAGGGCGCGACATTTACCGAAGCTTCTATGCCAGCTCACGCCTATAAAGCCCGACGTGTTATTGCGCTGCAACCCGCGATTGCGTTGGTTTTCTGCGGCGGATGCGTAGCGTAAATTGACTCGCCTATTATCCGACTTGTCGCGGTTGATATGGTCGCGAAACGCTCCAGGCTGTGGCGGCAGAAGGAGGTCGTGCAGAGACAGCTTCTTTCCCGCAACGGAAGTAACATAGTACCCGTGACCGTTATTCCACCAACGGTATTTGCTGATGAGGGCGTGATCTTTGCGGTCAATAGTGAAAAAATCCCCGTTCTCAAGATGACAAACCGCCGTATCGCCGATAAACGCATAACGCCCGAACGCGCAATTGCCGCACGTTGTAATGTGCCCGCTTACAAGCTCGCCGGTCATCACTGTTTTTTCTCTTCCGCAAGCACAGAGGCAAACCCACTGAGCGTCCGTTCTGGCGGTCGCCCTTTTTTTGGAAGGCGGCAGTTTTCGCAGTGCGGTAAGTTTCCCGAATCTCCGCTCAGCTAGGTCAAGACCCTGACCAATACGACAACCGCAGGTCTTTGTGTGTCCCGACCGTATATAACTGCCGGTTACGACAGTCTCTTGACCGCAGTCACACCGGCATCTCCACAATCTTTCCCTGCGCGAGTCTGCACCCGCATCACTAAGAACTGTGAGATGATTGAACCTCTGTCCTTTTATATCAATCAGCTTGCTCATGCGTGCCTCCTACATAAAATTGGGCAAAAGAAAAGAGCCTCCATGGAAGCCCTTTCCCTGTTTATATGTTGGCTTGCAGCTATTCTCTCTCATCCGCTTCACCGGTCAGGATAAAGCGGCTGTATTCGGCCCTGTGTTCCTCCAGATACAGCACAAGCTCGTAAAACCCGCATGCGTATGCCTCGTGCTGGACGCGGGTCACGTCAAACATGTTGGTGACGCCGCTCGCCCGGATGGAGAGGATTTGCTCTTTTATCTTATCATTCATGGGTGGTTTTCTCCGTTTCCGCCGACAGCTTTCTGACCGCGTCCTCGCCGTAGACAACGCCGAGGGTGGAGCCAGAGTCCCAGATACAAAACAGGGTGCCAGTGTCGTCGACAAAGTCCACAGTTCCTTGGTCGCCGGGTTTAAGTCTGGAATAGGGGTCGTTCATCCTGACCAGCTCCACGCGGGTGCCGTGGGGATACTCTTTGCGCAGCCGCGCCACTACCTCCTTGGCGGGAAACTTATTCATCCGCATCCACCTCCGCTTTGGGCCTAGCGCCCCCTTTGAACGCGCAGTTGCCGGAGAGATTTTGCAAAAGGATCTTCCGCGCCGCCTTGTACTCGTCGCCCACAAAGCCGAGGCGAAGGAGGAACACACGGAAGGCATACTTCTCGTTCTCCACTGGCTTTTCCCGGACCGTGACGCGTTTCTGCTCCTTAGCCGCAGCGCACAGCGCGCCGATAAAGCGAGAGTAGGCGGCGACTGTTGAGCCGTCAATGCCGAACTTAAACCAAGGGAATTTTAGCGTTGTTTTAGTCCGGACAAGGGGGAGGACTTCTGCTCCAATGGCTTTCTTGATCAGCGCCGCCTTGCCGGCGATGAGCCGTTCGAGGTTCTCTAGCGCCGCGTCGGTAAAACCCGCCAGCGGCATCTCGATAGTCAGCCTGTCGCAGTTGTCGTCGGGGTCGATTTCCGCGTCTAGCGCTGCAAAGCCCATCTCCCGCAGCCTGCCGAGCAGATTCCGCATAGCCGCCTCATCAGTGCGCTCATCCCAAGAGAGGGTGCCGTCTCTGCTGATGGTGACATTGTTGACCGCGTAAGCGAAGCTCGGCGCTCCCTTGTAGACCGGCTCCCAGCCGAGAGCTTCTGCTGTCGCCTTGACGAGCGCTTTGCGCGCTTCGCCGGTTACATTGAATTTAACATCCATTTTTCATAGACCTCCTTAGCTTCTGGGTGACTACATATATCACTCTGAAGCTGTGGAATAGCAAGTTCTTCATGCACAATTTGAGGAATTATTGTGCCTCGGACTGGGGCTGTTCCAAGTCGTTGAATGCTGCCTTCACGCCATCCCGGATAAGAAACACCTTCTCCGCGCCGCTGACCTGCTCAATGTACCTTTTGACGATTACGTCGCAGAACTTCTCGTCCAGTTCCACCATGTAACATGCTCTGTCCGTCTGCTCGCAGGCGATAAGGGTGGAGCCGCTCCCGCCGAAGGGGTCCAGCACGATACAGCCCGTCATGCTGGAGTTCAAGATTGGGTAAGCCATGAGCTGCACCGGCTTCATGGTAGGGTGGTCGGCGTTCTTACGGGGCTTGTCGAACTCCCAGATGGTCGACTGTTTACGGTCTGAGTACCAAACATGTTTGCCAGCTTTCTTCCAGCCAAAGAGGATGGGCTCGTGGCGCCATTGGTAGGGCGAACGACCGAGTACGAGCGACTGCTTTTTCCAAATGCAAGTGCCGGAGAGGTAGAAGCCTGAGTCGGCAAAGGCCTTGCGGAAATTCAAGCCCTCGGTGTCGGCATGAAAGACGTAAATGGAAGCATCCCTAGCCATCGCTTTTTCTGTGCAGGTAAAGGCGTCGAACAAAAACTTATAGAAATTACCGTCAGTCAAGTTGTCGTTCTTGATTTTGCCCGCCGCACCCTCGTAATTGACATTATATGGAGGGTCGGTCACCACTAGATTGGCCGCCTTGCCGTCCATGAGTAGAACAAATGTATCGGCGCGGGTAGAGTCACCGCAGACTAGGCGGTGCCTGCCAAGTAGCCAAACATCACCAACCTTCGTGATTGAAGGCTTTTTCAACTCGCCCTCGACATCAAAGTCGTCGTCCATAACATCATCCATGCTGCCAAGTAGCTTGTTCAGTTCCGCGTCTTCAAAGCCTAGGAGCGACACATCAAAGGCGGCGGCCTGTAAGTCGGCAATTTCCACCGCCAGCATCTCCGCGTCCCAGCCGGCACTTAAAGCGAGGCGGTTGTCGGTAATAATGTACGCCCGCTTCTGAGCTTCGCTCAGATGCTCCGCAAACACGCAGGGCACCTCTGTCATGCCTTCTTCTTTGGCGGCGAGGATACGCCCGTGGCC